ATGAAGAGATTCAGTATTCTTGTTTTATTGATTTCAGCACTGTTTGTTTACACTACGGCAGTAGAGGCAGGATGCCTCAGGGTACTATCCCCAAATGGTGGGGAGTCCTGGGAGAAAGGTTCCACTCAGACTATAAGATGGAGCAATACCTGTGGCAAAAATGTAAAGATTATTCTCAGAAAAGATGGTAGCAAGTTCGGTACAATAGCCACGAATATTCCGTCAACCACAACAAGTTACTCCTGGAATGTTGGACAGACGCTTAATGGAAGTGCACCTACAGGGTCAAATTACAAAATCCTCATGAAGACCATGGACAACTCTGACAGGGACGCAAGTGACGCCACCTTCAGTATCACATCATCCTTTCCCAGAATTCCACCTCTGAAGGCCTACAGGAAGTTCGTTCCGCCGAACGATCCGGTAACCAGAAAGCCCATACAGCCGGAGCCGGATCCCGTGCCACCAACCGGTTTAAAGCAACCAGGACCTGAACAGCAGATTCAACAGCCGGCAGTAAAATAACCAGAATACATCTCTATGAATGGACCAGGCCCCCTGCGTTCTGATGCGGGGGGCCTCATTTATGAGATAGATCATATTCCTGATATAATGTAATGTGTTAACATTAGGTATGAGCAACTTCAAGGAAGGATGTCCGGGTATGTTAAGCGATGCGCAATGTTCTATGTAAAAAATGAGTATTCTTGATTCTGGATTTCGTTTGACCTGTTCAAATCTGTTTTGATTTTTGTATAACTTTCATGTAGATTCATGGACTGACCAATATTGACTATTATATATTATTCTAAGATGGGAGATAGAGCCGAAATAATCATACCCTTCTGCAGACTATCCTGATCGTGTCTATATTATCCATATCGCCGGGCTGGAAATTCATCTCCTGGACCTCACAGAGTGCGTTATCCAGGAAGGAAAGGGTAATACAGTCACTGAACTCAAGCTCGGCATGGTCCAGGAAGACCTCGAAGTCATATATCCAGTGCCTGTCCTTGTACTTGGAAAGGTAGAAGTCCCTCAGGCTGGCTGCAAGGGCAGCCGAAGTGATGAAGTCGAACATGAAGAGCTCTGGCCGCTCCCTTTCGCCGTAATTGGCAATTGAAGTGGCATCCGATGCCTTTGAAATACCTTTGTATGAGTCATCACCCCTACCCGACAAAGACCAGTCCCTGTCATAGAGCACCTGTATGTTATTGATGATATCCTCCAGGGGGGTCTGCCTTCTCCGGATTACCCTCCTCCCATCCCGCCTGAGCCTGCAGGCCGGAATCGTTTTATCTGATGCAGGGGTATCGGGCCTGTAGATCAGCCTGGCCGTCCCGTTTGATACCTTGAAGTATGAGCGGCACTGGAATGCAAGATATTGGAGCCAGTCTATGGCCCGGCGATACTCTGTGATTGCACCATTAAAGGAAAAGCCGTTATCAGAACCGGTGAACCCTCCGGTCCAGCCTGCCCTTGATAGGATGTCCTGAAATACTGCAGTGGGTGAGCCTGACGCACCAGTGATATCAACATATATCTCATTTGCCAGGAGGGTCCCTGCAGACTGATTCCCAATAAGAGATACCGTACCGGTCTTTGAGACCTGACCTGACCGGTCAACGGTCCCTGACTTGGAGGCAGCACCGGTCTTTGATGCCGTGCCGCTCTTGGTTGCAGCCCCTACTTTTGATGCTGTCCCCGTTTTTGATGCGGTGCCGGACTTGGAGAGAGCCGGCACAATAGTGCCGTGCTGGGATGCGCTGTCGAGAGTGACTGTCCATGAGCCCCAGTCTGAGATCGTGCCGTACTTCGTATATGTGAATATGGTCTGGCTGCCTGTTTTGCAGGTTGTGTCTGTGATTATCATCGGCGATGCCGCTGACTGGTGCCAGCCGTTTGAGTCTATCCTTCCTATCTCTACTCCCTCAACCTTGAAGACCAGATAGCCTCCGCCGGTGGGGGGCGTTGCAACATTGCCAGTAAAGTTATACTCCCGCCAGATCTGGTCATAGTTGCTGCAATTCCGGGGCATTGAGGGGAAATACACCGATTTTGATCCATGGCTTGCATCTGTCTGCTGTACAGGGGGGCCCGTGCATAGGCGCATCTCTTCGCTTTCAACATCCGTGGAAAAGGCAATATCCTCAGTAACATCAATAGTGTCGTCAACAGCGATCGTGTCGTCAACAATAATGGTGTCAGAGACATCAATGGTATCATTCACGGCTATGGAATCCACTATGGCCAGGGCATCATCAACATCTATACCGTCCTGGACCATGAGATCCACGGCCTGCCTGACGGTTATGTAAGCAGGCATCTGGACACAGAGATTGCCATTCAGCGTCGTGATGGTTGCAAGGGATGTGACATCAAGGAAGATCCCCTCACGGAGTTTCCCGTAAACCTTCGATATGCTCCCTGACTCCGCCGCCAGGTATTTGTAACTACCCCTCACCTCCCAGACCGAGGCCCCCATCTGGTGTGAGGTGGCCACCGTGGAGGAGTAACCCCTCGTTACGCCGGTCAGCTGGTTGCCGCTCTTTCCGGTGTAGTGTATCTGCTCATCATCAATCTGTACAGTGCCGGACGATGGCAGATTATCCGGCTCGGATACTTCGATGTTTGTATCGGTAGATGTTATGCCCGAGCGGAGGGTGGTCACCCCCCCGGCCTCCACTTCAAGGCAGCGGAGTTTTTTCACGGCCCCGTAAACTATAGGGATCACCCTTCCCACATCCGAGGGGTTCGCATCGGGGTAATCATCCACAGTTACCTTTGTGCCTATGTATTTCTGTAGCCTCTCTGCCTCATCCTGTATCGTGAGGGTAATCATTGTATCGTCCTCAAACACATAGTTCCTGACATACCCTCGGAACATTATCTGTGGGGGGTCCGCCAGGCCGTGAAACCAGAGATAAAGTTCTGCAGGGTCCTTCTCGGGGATGTTGTTTTTCAGGTAGTATTCAAGATTTTGAGCCTCGGCCTGGTCATTGATACACCGGACGACGAGATCGGCGGTCTTCATCTCGTTGATAGAGCCGGTAATGCCCTCGGTGATACTTCCCCAGTCGGAGACCCATGCCTTTGTGCTGACAGACCAGGGTGTTATCTGGTAGGCATTATCTGAGAGATACAGGGTGTTGCCACCTATGGTGAGCTTGAGAATCCATGTAGGGGAGACACCCGACTTCAAATTTTTCTCAGCCTCAAAACTTGCCGGGAAAGTCTTCATAGTGTTTCGTCCTCCACCAGGCTGATTTCAAAATCATGCTTGCCTGCCCCCACCTCAGTTGTCTCAAAATCCCCGTCAAGCCTGACGGAGTGATACACGCCCTCATGGTCAACGTATGTAAACCTCTCCTCTCTCCTTACGGCCTCGATCATGGTGAGCAGAGAGTCCCTCGTGGCAGTATCCACCCTCCGGAATGTGAGCCTGAAACGCTTCCGCCTGATCTGCGACTTGGTATATACATACCTTGAGCCCCCGGCGTCCAGACCGCCGGGCTGAAATTGCGTGATGTTAACAGGGAAGGGCCGGACGGGCCTCTTTGCTATCTGGATAACACCACCGGAGAAAATAAAGACCGTTGTACCAGAGCCGATGTCATAGTAGGTTGCCACAGGTATTATCCGGCCGGCCTCTACAAGCCGGACTATCTCTATTGTGACAGTGTGGTCAGACTGCATGAAACCAAGGGATTCAACGCCTGATACCGCATCCTTTTCTATCTTCAGGCCTTCATCCGCCGGAAGTGTGGCATCTCTTGAGACCGGAGAGATTGTCTCAACCATCATAACGAGATCCCGGGCGAACATCCCGGGGACATATACGGGCAGGGAGGAATCATAATCAATCTCACTGAGTATTTCTGGCTTCATAAGTCCATCTTTTGACATGTATGATTTTGCCTCCACGGGAAGCACATGGTCAGTTGTAATCAGGGGCTGGGTGTAGGTTATCTCAAGGATAGGCCTTAACGTGGTATCAACATCATACTCAGAGGAATAAAAATAACTCCTGTATTCCGTTGATTCGCCTTCAACAGAGTCTCTCAGGAGAAAATGGGCCACCTTGTTGGTGTTCGACTGGGCATACTGGACCAGGGCGGTCACATCAAAACTCATCCAGTTGTTATCCGCCGGCACCGTTGCAGATGACTTATCTGTCTGTGTGTAGTCGCCGCCTGCCGCTGTCCAGGCATTTGTACCATCATAGGTATTCCAGGTAACGCCCATCTCAATCCAGTCCGTCCTGGTAAGCCTGCAGGCCCAGTAAGTGCGTCCCGTTGTGCCTGCCACCTCGGAGTATTTATATATCTTCAGATAGGCCTGGGTGATGGTGGCATCGGCAGGAAGAGAGGAAAAATCAAAGGAGAGCAAGGCGCGGCAGTTGTTCTTTTTTGAGCGCACTTGTAACATCGGAGCCCCACCAAAGTTAGATGTCGGGTTACCCTCACGGATTAAGGAATCCACCACCCCGGAGGCCTGGATCTTGAGCACGCCCATTCAGAGCACCCCTCTTATGTGGAGTATCCGCTCTCTCTGAGCGTATAGGTGGTCTTCATGGCAGAGTCAGTGCTTGACAGGGTAAGTTCAAGCCAGACCCCCTGGGCCGCCCCAGGGGAATGGTTCTGTGAGTTGGCCACATTCTTTGCCGTGGAGTCAAAGGTATATCCCGAAGGGGCCACCTGCCGGTTGTTCCCGGCACCATTTGAGTCGTTGCCGTCAAGGCTGCTTTCAAGGGCAAAGGCGATCTTTCCGGATGGGTCGGACTGTTCCGATATCTGCGCTGACGTAAGAGCAAGGGTGGCATGGGTATTCTTGAAGAATATCTTCTCATAGTACTTTCTTGTGCCCGAGGCCGGTGCGGCGGCGTTATAAAAGAGCCGCCTCACTTCGAGCACGCCGGGCTCAAAGGTGATGAGGTTGTCCCCCGGACCCTGTTCCCGGATCGTGACGGTCCCTGTTGCCGATCCTGAGAGGACGGCCTTGAGTATCCTCTCAAAGGTAGTGGTGAACTGGACCCAGGTTGTGCCGTTAAGGGTCTTTGATTCGGAGACTATCGCACCGGAGGAGTCCCTTCCGGTAACGGTTACTGTCTGGGTGGTATCGCCTGAATTGTCTGACGATACCTCTATGGTGCCTGTCGGGTCTATGTCTGTAAACTCAACCTTCTTGGTTGTGTCTATGGCGCCTCCGATATTGGTTACAGTATCGTCGTCGGCCATTACCTGTGAGCCATATACCTTGATATCAGATGCGGCTATGCTCATCCTACACCTCCTCTGTCAATATTAATTGGACCCTGTATCTTTCAAAGGCAACCTCTTCGTAAGACAGCTCCTGGCTTCCGAGCCTGACCGTGTGCGTGTTGCCTGCAGGATCATAATATGTAAAGGTCTCCTCCCTGAATTTGATCACGTTTTTTACGAAGTCGAGCAGGCTGTCAAGGTCGGCCTTGCTCATCAGGGGCCAGTCGAGCAGATATACACGGTCCATAACCCCGGGGGCGTCGGGGAAGATATCAGCGCCCGTTGAGATGTCCCATGCCGTATAGAGCCTTCTTCCCTCGGTGTAGGGTCTTTGAGGGTTGCGGCTGAATGTGACCGAGCCGCCCGGATGCTCAAACCTGACCGCTGACATTCCGCTTGCAGGCAACTATGATGATGCCCCTGCCGCCTTCCTCGTCGCTTACGTCGTCTGTGTTCAGTTCGTGCGCGAGCGTGCTGATCGCCTTCAGAAGCCTTTTCCTGTCAGGGCATTTCTCTGCCCTCACGCATACCACACACCTGTTCATGTCAAGTGTCCACATTTACTGTATCCTCCATTGCTCCCCCACCTCCCGGAGTTTCCGGAAGAGCTTTTTCGCTATCAGTTCCAGCTCGTAGTCACTCTCCGGCAGTTTCCGGGCATTGGGAAGGTTGATGTGTATATTTGCATTGCCCATGTTTCCCATAAGGGGCTGTCTCTGGCTGTCATTCTGATACATCCTATCCATGTAGGGCATCAGCGGCAGTCTTGACCGGGAGAGCGGGCCGCCGCCCCCGACAGGCATGAGCCCGAAATCCATCACACCGTAGTCCCCTCCAGGCCCCGGCGGCAGTGACGGAACCGGCCGGACTGCCTGAGGCGGCATATACGGCTGCTTTATATCGCCCTGCCAGCAAGGATATCCATAGGTCCCGGGGACCATCGAGCCGGAGCCGTGAGTGTATTCCTCGGCTGCAGACGGGCCTGCATGTCCGCCTCCGCCCATGCTCCCGGGCTTTGCAAATGTCTTATGGACCTTCTCCGCCTCTTCAGCAGCGCTCTTCATGCTGTCTGCCGCACTCTCGGCACCGTCCATGATCTTCTCCATCACTGACAGTATCTGCATGGCAGCCTGCATGGACCGGTCTGTCTCAGTGCTTACGCCAAAGGGGCTCAGGTCCTCCATCTTCTGCATGTAATCAAGCCAGTCTTTCAGGTCCTTGTATAGTGACAACTGCTGTGAGGCAGAGGCACCCTCAAAGTCCGCAAACTTGAAGAAATACTCAGTCCAGTAATCCCCAACGTCTGTGAGTTCCTTGATGATGTCCCTGAGTTTTTCCGAGAGGGGCTTCTTCTCAGAGGCCTCGCCGTAGAACTTCATCACGTGCTCTCCCTCCGAGGGAAGCTCGTCCATGGCGGATCTGATCTCCGCAAGTTTCTCCATCAGGGGTTTTTCCGACGACGCCTTCCCTGTATGCACGAAGACCACCTTCTTGTACGTCACATCGGGGATGGAGTCGAGGGCGGCCTTTACCTGGTTGACGGCCTCCATGGCCCCGGAGGTGTCTATATTAAGCACCCTCTGCTCTGAGAGTTGCTCATCAAGGTGTACGATCTCCTCCCTGTAATGGCCTATCATTTCCTCCGCCTTTGACATAGCTGTCTCTATCTGTCTTACCCACTCCTCTGTTTTTTGTATCTCGGTCTCCTTTGCCTCTGCCATTGCCTGGTATTCCCCTTCTATGGCATCAGCGGCTTTGCCCACCTTCTGCAGGGCGGTTGCGACAGCCTCTTCCTTGGAGACAATCACATCGTTACCTTCCTTAACCTCATGTGCCGTCTGGGCTACCTCCTGTTGATATTCCTGCAATGCCCTGATCTTTGCCTCACCGGAAAGCATCATGGCTGCCTGGTACTTCTCTTCCAGACGCTCCTGGGTGGCATAGTATGCCTCAGAGGCGGTCATCAACTGCCTCCTCAGGTTGAACTCTATATCTGCCGACTGCCGCCTGGCCGCCATCCAGGCATTCTCTATATTGACCAGTTCCTGCTCCTTGGCCTTCATCTGGTTAATCGCCTGCGCATGTAACTGCTGTAGGCTCTGGTAGTATTGCGTCCAGGCGTTCAGCCTCTCGTTTGCCAGGGCCTGCTCCGCCTGAAGAAGGGCAATTTCCTGTTTCCTTATCTCCTCCGTACCTGCCCCTGCCTCTTTCATCGCAGATATCACCTCTTTAATGCCTGTGATCTGTCTGGTATAGACTGCATCGACCACACTGAGATATCCTTCCAGCGCACCACGCATCCCCTCAATCCCGGACTTCTGTGCCCTGAGAGCCTCGGAGAATCCGCTCTTTGCAAACCTGAGCCCTTCTCTGCCTGCAGACCTGATAACATCAGATATCTGCTCCAGCGCCCTAATAGTATCCTCAACGCTCTGCTTGACCCTCCTCTGTGCCGCTTCTTCCTCCTCCTTCCGCCTTACCCACCTCCTGCTGGCCTCATCAAAAACAACCTCTCCGTTTTTCACTGCCTGGTTGAACTTCTTCATTGCATCAACACCTGTAAACCCTAATTCTTCAAGTTTCTTTTTATATTTGTCAGCGCGTGTTTCTGCATATTCTGCCTGAGCCGCATTCCATCTCAGGGTTTCATTCAATCTGTTCAGACCGGTGATATCTATTCCTGTCAGTGAGTAAACAAGCCTGTCTATCCCCTCACCAGCCTTCTTGCCTGCGTAATATGCCGCTCCGGCAGCAATGGCAATCAATCCGATCGGATTTGCTGAAAGGGCAGTATCAAGCGCCACAAAAGAGGCAGTAAGCCCTTTGACTGCCGCACTAACCGCTCCTATCGCCGCAGGCAGTTGAGCTGCTCCAATCACTGTGAATCCTGCTGCCACCGGCATTATTGCATCCGAAAGGGCATGAAAGGCAGCTGCACCCACAGAGCCCAGCGTTTTAAATGTTTTCAATACCGTATCCAATGCTTCTGATATCCCCTCCGCCCACTGCTTTACTCTCCCTGAATTGAAGGCATCCACCATCCAGTCACGAACATCCTTCAAGGCGGATTTTAGACTGTCAAATGCCCCGGCATTGGCTATCTCAGTCAGGAAGTCCCTCCAGAGGCTTTTAACCTCCTCCCACAATCCCTGCCACTTGGAGGACATCTTCTCCATCTGCCCTCCAAACCTCTCTCCCAGCCCCTCAAGCAGCGCATTAATCGCAGTTTGTGCATCTATACCGGCATTGCCGATATTGCTCACTTCCGCTGCAGTAAGGTGAAGTTTATCTTTCAGTATCTCGTATGCCGGTACACCTTGCTCTGCAAGCTGCATCAGTTCCTCAGCAGAGACGCGGCCCTTTGTGGCTATCTGCCCAAGTGCCCTGGCAATACCCATCATCTTATCCGCCCCGCCACCCAGGGCACTGGTGGTATCTCCGAGTATCCTCATCGTCTCGATGTTCGGCTCAAGCCCGTAGGACTTCATCATTATAAAAGACTGTACCACCTGATCTATCTGAAATGGGGTCTTCCGGGCAAACTCATTGAGTTCCGCAAATGCCCTGTTGGCTGCCTGCTGTGAGCCCAGGAGGGTCTCAAGGGTAGTTTTGTATTGCTCGTTTGCAGAGGCTACAGAGATGAACCCATTTGCAAGGTCAACGATTGCATTCTTTGCTGTGATGATTGCAGATTTAACCGCCTCAAATCCCAGAAGTCCCTTGAAGAAGTCCATTGCCCTGCCCTTTGCTATCTCACAGGCGTGGCCGAACCCCCGGACTGAAGAGGCGCTCTTTCTGCTGTCTGCATCGACTCTGTCAAAGGCACTCCTTGCCCCTTCCTCCACGGCTCTAAAAACCCTGGTGGCTCCGTCCTCTGCACTTATCTGTATCTTTACTTCTGCCATAATTTCTGTTATACTTTAAATATGGAACTACTAAAGATACTTCTCTGGGGCGCAAGGGTATATGTCGCCACTTTACTTCTCCTGGCAGGCCCTCTCATCGCATTAGTTGACCTGAAAACTGGATTCATCATTTTCACCCTGGGGCTGTTCTTTGGTAGAAAGATTTTTTAATTCCTCCTCAACCACAGAAAGCAACTCAAGATCATCCAGGGTAGCACTGTACATCCTCAACACCACCTCAGCAGGCACAAGCCCGGAGAGGGCCTGTATCTTCTTTCTGATCTCAATGATCCTCGCTTCATCAGGGCTAAGTTGGGGGATGATGCAGCCCCTTTCAGTCTGACAGTCAGGGGCCACCTCATCCACCTCGTATATCTCACGGCAGGTCTCACAACTCACTCCAGGGTAGTCTGCCCTTGCCCTGATGAAGTCACGGAGTTTTTTACCTTCTGCCTCCTCTCCTCCTCTACAAGAGCCTCCAGGTCAACGCAGACCTCATTGACGAACCTGGCAAACTCAACCCACTTCCGCATCAGGAAGTCGCAGTTCTCAGGGCTGTATGGGTATGGCTCTCCGTTCATCGTAAGCCCTTTCCAGTCCTTCACAGCATTCCTGCCGAGGAGTTCATCCGCCTTAATAGGATCAAACTGTTCTTCCTTCTGATGCTTCCGGTCCCAGGTGATCCGGGTTGCCTTACGGCGGATCTGCTGGAGGACCTCCCGGGGAACATACTGGATCAGGACCTCTGCATCATCGCCAAAAGGCACCCAGACCTGAAAGTCTTCTCTTTGAAGTCCGCCTATCTCCATATCTCCTCCTTATGCAAGTACATCTGTTGTCATACGGTTTATCACGCTGATCTCAAAGGGCTTTGTAACAGTCATACCCGTGGGGGCTGAACTTGCGCCAAGCACGTTGAATTCAAGAGGGTGCTTGATGATCCCCGGCTCCACAGGCGCCTCAACCGATGCAAGTTTTAGGTGCGGAAACTCGACCTTGAACTGCCTGTCGTAAGGTGTCTCGATGGTTTTTCCTGTAAAGGTGATATCCGCCTTCTTTGGGGTCTCATTGTCCCAGTCTGTGAAGTAGGCATCAGATGTGTACCGTGGAAACTCAAGGGTGAGCTTCATCTCCGGAAGCCCGTCGTTTGTGGGCTCGTCGATGATATCAAACGACCCGCCTGCCCCGTACACGCCGGACATCTTCCGCTTGAATGTGAGCGTGAATTTATTCGGGTATATCACATCACCGCTTCCCAGGGCTGCCGCTGACTGGTCATTCATCCTGAACACGCCCTGGTTGAAGAGCACCCTGTTGCCGGTCTCGAAATAGGTCACGTTATTGAACGATGTCAGGTCGTTGGTAGAACTGTTTGTTGTCATGTTAGAGGCAATCAGGTGAAAGGTGATCTTGAGCGGCCTTCCCACCTCGCCCTCAATTGTGAACCCGGCGACCTTGATGGTTGTGTACTCCTCCACGTTGATCTTTTTCCACAGTGCCAGAGTGGCAAAGATGCCGTCTATGTTCTCGGCAAGGGAGAAGGTCTGTGCGTATGCCGCAGTAGTCCCCTGCTGTGTCGGGGCTCCTCCGGTCGAGCCCATTGCAAGCGCTACAAGGAGATCGAGGGAATCATACCTCAAATATGCCGGCATGTCTCCCTCTGCCTTTACCTCCCCAGTGTCCGAGTCCTGGGGGAAGTAAAACCCCAGGGAGTCGTCAACGTAATCCTCCCTGGACTTTTTTAGAGACGGAGGCAGAATCAATACCCCGTCGTTTGCACCGCAGGCCACCGCCGTTGCCCAGGTTGCCGCCTTTTTTACCGCAGCCTTTACCTCAAGTCCGCTTACTCCTGGCATGCTTTATTCCTCCTTTCCGTTTTTGCGTTTATTGCGTTGATTGCGTTTGTCGCGTTCATCGGGTTCATAGCGCTCGAATATCTCATCCCCGAAGTCAGCCTCATCAATCTCAAGCACCTGCCCCTCCTCGAGGGGGCCGTATTTTGGATGAACCGTGTTACCTATCTTTGATCTCACTTTTATCACAGCCATATCTCCTCCTCTATTGAGATATCAACTCCCGTACCGGGAGCACCAATTCGCAGTAATGACAGAGCACCGGGCCGAAGGTTCTCACATCGGCCACCTGAAGGCTCACAGGCCCAGCCCACTCGGCATTCTCATCAAGGGTGAAGTTGAATCTGAAGGCATCACGGATATCCTCAATCAAAGAATGAAATGATTTCTCTGACGCATCGCTGTCGGATAGCCCCATATACCCTCTGACTATATACCTATGTTCTGTTACTTCTTCAGCATTGTCGTCATACTTTGCCTCTGCAGAAACCCTGCTTATCTCCCAGCCAAGTATCCGGCCTGAAGAGTCTTTGAAAAGGTTGATGAACTGTCCCCAGTCTGCAGCCCAGCGCTCATAATCGTAAACTCTCCCGATACCCGGGACTGAGGAGACTATTTCATAAATTTTCTGCCTTATTGTTGATTCACTCATTCAACTCCCTCACTATCTGATAACCGGCCTTTTCAAATATCTTTTGAATTTTATTTTCCTTTGCCTCCAGTGCTTTTTTAAACATGTACTGCCCTTTCGTCCCTCTTTTGGCGATTGACCTGGCAATCATAAAAGCTACCTGCCTGGACTGTTTCTCGTCCTCTATCTTGAGCTTCCGCTTCACCCATAACTGAATGGGGCCTGTTGGTGGAAAGTGCGGTTTCGTCCCTTTTTCAACGGCCTCGGCATACTCGCTGACCGATGCAACTATTCCCTTCACGACCGGGGTTCCCTTTCCCTTAATCTCCGTCTGTATTGATCCCAGCAAACCTCCCTCTGCACCTAAGACGCCTACAGGGGTCCTTTCCTTCACTTCTCTCTGGAGCAGCATCAGTGTTGATTCCATTGCGGCATCAAGTTCCTTCTGCATTATCTCCGGGGCCTTTCCCTCAAAGATCGCCCCCTGTTTCTTGATCTCAAGCTTCAGCTCCATCAGCGCCACCTCCTCGGATGAGTAAGCCTGTCTCCACCCCAGGGATATCCCCGGTCCATGTCCTTTGTCACCGAGGCGGGCGGGGCAGTGTCTATCTCTTTAATCCCCAAGTGACTCAGATACAGTTCCCTCAACCGCTTTGCCCTTGCAGCAAACTCCTGGGCCTTGGTCCTGTAATTGACAGAGTCCGCTCCGATTGTCGGGTCCCCGGTCTGTGCATAGGCATTAGCCAGCATCTCACAACATAATGCCCCTGCAAGGCAGGCCACTGCATCAATGTCAGCATCAGGCACCGTGGTCTCTGTATGCAAGAGCGTAAACCTCACCCTGAAGGTCTCTGTCGTCTCAGGGGCCGCGCTCAGGAGCCTGAGATACTTTCCAGTTGGTGTATCATATATCTCCCAGTCGTCATCATCAATAAGTGTCCTGGGGGTATCTCCGACCGGATATTCAATCTCTTTAACTACTGAGAAGCCTTCCTCCCATCCTGTGGGCAGATTGTACTCATGGGTGCCGTTGCCAGTGATATCCTCTGCCGTCACCCGGGGCCGGTGCTTTGAGTACCGCCTCAGAGCCTCTGTGATACTCTGGTTGTAATCGTCAGGGTCCGTCAGCTTTCCTGCCGTGTCCTTGACTTTTGCCTTTACCAGGTCGATAAGACCACTCTGTTCAGGCTGTCCTGTTACGCTCATGTTGATATCTCCACTGTTGAGGGCCTGTACTCGCCCTGTTTATAGAAAACGATGACATAAGTCTGCCCGCTGTCCAGGTAAATCGGCCACTGCCAGCGGCCGTCCACGCTGGTCTTTGACCTTGCCTTTACATAGGATTCTCCCCTGCGGCCGGCGTCATAATCTGTTTTCAAGTAGGCCTTGATGGTGGCATTATCAATACCCTGTCCGTTGTATTCGTACCGGAGGGCATCAGTGGATCCATAGTCATGATCCACCGCTACATCCCCTGAGCCCTGTGTAGTGCTAAGTATTCCGTAACTGTCCGCCTCCACATTTGCCACCACATTAAGCACCCTTTCACCAGGGTCTGCGCCGGCAGCCGTCGCACGGACGACCAGGTCTCCGAGGGTGTCTGTGTCAGAGGCTGATAGCGCTATGCTGTACCAGCCGTTACCCCGCTCCGTTACGGTCGGGGAGATCGACGAAAAGGCCCCGCCGTCTTTGGAAATCTCTACAGAGAGCGCAAGGCCCGTTTTGCCGCTTATATGGTCGGAGGAGTCTGCCATGAAGACCATGACATTAACGGCTGTTGACTGTTTTACCTCTCGCACCTACACACCTCCTGCATTTATAAGGCGGCTCCTTGATATGCCGCTGATGCCGCCTGCGTTGACCACCCTCGCACGGCTTATCCCTGAAAACCCTCCTCCAGACCCTGCACTCACAAAATAGCCGTATATCAATCTTTGCTGAGTCAATGCAGAAGCATAAGATTGGTAAGTCTTATTGCTATCTAAACCTACAGCATTAAACCCATTAAAAATATATTGACGGTCATACCCACCACTTGACCCCTTCATCCTCAGCCCCATATATGAATTACCGTTGCCGGTATCCACCCCGTCGATAATCACACCCGTAGCATTAGCGGGAATATCCGGGTCTGAAGACCTGTCAAAATCTTCCCATGTATAGGCCAAGGTATGCGGAGCGGACTTTGCAGTTATGAATGCAAGTCCCTCAGCAATATATCCGATGAGACAGCACCAATTAACCCAGGATGCAATATCAACAGCGGCCTGAAAAACTCTGTTACTGTCAAGTGGCACAATAACTCCGAAGTGCTGATTGTTATAGTAGGGGATATTACTTTCAGAGCTTCCTTTCGGCCGGAATCGGATATCTGCGTTTTTACTCGCCATACATACCGTCAGGACCGCAAACTTAGCTCCTGACGGTATTTCAGCTGAACAGTCTATGTCGTAAAAAACCTGGCACATCTCAAGAATTTGTGCAAGAAAGAGGGTCAA